GTCTTTTGATAATGGGAGAATTGAAGCTTGAGTGGAAGTATTATCGCTTGGCTGATCTTGATCAGTGGGAGGTCCACCATCTTGATAACCACCACGAGCCAAATGCATGGCTTTTTCAACTGCTCCGCCAGACCGATACACTCCACCTGCCGCTGGATTAAATGACTGGCCGCCAGTGCCTCCCGCTGTGTTAGGGATGGTCACATTTTGAGGCGAGAAGGCAATGTTAGGAAATGACACTGTTTGCGTGGCCTGCGGCCCCAAAGCTGCGGGTGGTGGCGCTCCAACTGTTGTCATATCCTTAGACGGCGTTGGCTTTGATGCGTTTTTAATAGTTGCCAGTGCTGGATTATCAGTTGATGGATCTGGGGCTTCATTAACCATGCCAGCGTCTGCATAGCCACCGCGAGCCCTATTTAAATAATCCATAACGCCACGGCCTTTACCAGCTTGGTTCATGCCATAGCTGACCGCTTTGTTTTGCATTAACTTGCGTTGATCATCAGTTAAACCATTGGCCCAAGACCCGCCAAGCATTCCCCTGTCTTGTGAGCCACCAAGGTCAAAATGCATCATATCGACAGCGCCGTATTTGCCTTTTGGACCACCAAAATAACCACCCCAACGTAAATTATCAGTCAATTCAGGATAATTTTTAAGTTGATATTGCCGAGCACTTTGAGCAAATTGTTCATAGAGACGGAAATTTTCAGGGCTTTGATAATTAGGAACTATTTTCCCGTCAGGACCAACAATCGCAACATCTAATGCTTTGCCTAATTGATGTTGGCTGCCTGTGTCATTAGGACGAAATCCAGAGGTAAATGTAAAGCTATAACCATCAGGGAGGTGGGCATTGCTGACGATATCTGTAAGGCGTCTATCAACGTCTTTTGTATCCACATTTGGAATATTTTGAGGAGGAACAGGGTGATCATTATCGGATTGATTAGAAACAACCGATTGGGGCGAAATTCGATTAGGGTAGGCAACGGGTTCAGGTGATGGTGATGCCTGCGGGTGCAGGATGTTTTGATAAGCTTTATCAGCTTTAAAAAAGTCTGATGAGCTATCAGGATCGCCCCAATTTACTTTTCCATTATCAACTGTTTTTTCGCCTGTTGATTGGTAGCTATCACCACTGAACATCTTATCCAAAAATGATGGGCTAACTGGGCCACCATCATCAAAGCCTGTGCGGCTTTTCATGGCAATATTTATTGCCGCTTGGATAGGACTATTAGCCATTTTGTTCAGCCTTTTTAATTAAGCCCCCAACTGGAACTTGTGGGTGAACTAAATGGTCTTTGATAAGCTCAAGCATTTCTAATTTTTCTTTGCTTTGCCTATCTAAATTACGATTTTCGTTCTCCATCATTGCCTCTTGCTGATGGATCCCAAGCTGTTTTGCCTTTGTTTGGGCGTCAAGCAAACGTGCGTGAGCAGTCATCATTTGAGCCTGATCTGGTCCCTGCTCTTGTGGCTTTTCAGGGTTTTGAGGGCTCATTACCTTATGGGCAATTTCAGCAGCACGAGCTTTATCGAGGGCAGCCTTAGCTTGATCAACAATAGATTTATTTTGAATTTCTTGTTGTTTTTGTTGGCTCTCGATCATCTTCTGCTTCATTTCAGGAGGCATTTGGCCTTGAGCTGATGGGGGAGCCATAAATTGATCTGGGTTGCTCCAACCGATAGCCGCCAAAGCTGCGCGATCAATAGCGATTGGGTCATACATTGTTGGATTAGCGGCCTGAAGCTGTTTCAATGCCATAATCTTCATAACGCGCTGGCCGTGGCTGGCAGTATTTGGATCAGCTTGCGGAGTAAGGTCAAAATCCTCTAAAGCCTGAAGGAAAGTCTTCTCGTCCCACTCCATTGTTGGCTTGCGGTTACGTTGCCAGAAACTTTCAGGATGCTCTTTAAAGCATTCAATAAGAAGCCTGAATTCCTCGGCCTGAGCAGCATGCATACGCTTATGGACTGAGTTTAACACCTTTGTGGCCTGCTCAATCATTGCCAGTGTAGTGCCCACAGGAGCGTCTGCGCGGCCTTCACCAACTTGCTGCTCTGATGTTCCGCCAATGCGCATACCAGTCGTTGCAATGTCTTGCACAAGGTTCATCAGCGCGCCTGATGGCTCCTTGTAAGGCAAAGGCATGATAGCATCTTTGAGAGGGACACCATTCGTTTTAACAGGGAAGCCTCCGCCCGGAGGAATACGAAAGATATTCGTATTTTGGCGCGCACCAGTGTCGGCAATGAGAAACCCCGGAAAATTATTGTACATGCCAGCGTCAAGAAGCTCACGCCAAGCAGCAGTAATCGCATTAGTTGTATTTCCAAGAATGTTAAGCAAACCAATGTCGTAGAAGCCCAGCCCCGGCACAAAAGTATATTTAACAAAGTAGATGCGCGCTTCTGGAAGCTCTTTAGTGTCCTCATTATAATTGCGAACAATGGAGAGAATTTCTTTTGAGCTAACATCAATTGTAACTCGGTAAGGTATAGCCAAGCCAGTAACTTTACCCTTCCACTTATGCTCAAAGCCTTTGATGTCCAATTCGCAATAGCATTCATAAATTTCGCGATCATTTTCTTCATTGTCAAAATTTTCGTTTTCTTCAACACCCTGCTGGGCTTTCTTTTGTTCTTGAACAGCATCGAGCTCAGGGCGTTTAGCTCGTCCAAGTTCGATATCACGATACACGCCAAGAATTTGGAGGCGCTTAATCGTGGAATTTTTCATCATAGAACGATGGGTAATACGGCGCGCATTACGCAGATCAATCGCCGAATTATTGACAATCAAATCATCCGCATCAACGCTTTCGGACACAGGACGATTACGAAGCGGGCAATAAAAAATCTTCTTAAAGCTTGAGCCACCAAAGCCAAGCATAAACAACATTCGGTCAGTGTCAGGATAATACTCAGATGCCACTGATGTCAGGTAATGGTTCAAATCTGTCTCTAACGCATCAGCTATGCGGTCTTCTGCGGCAGTAGCGTTGTTGTCATCATTCCTTATTTTGACTGGCCCGTCAGTTGGCAATAATTCTGAACGAGCATTTGCTTGAAAGCGGAGGACTGCCTCAAGAAGCAAAGGGTGTCGAACTTTTGACATACCTTCAACTGGAGCGCCATCTGTTGCGCCTTCTAAATTTGGCAAATCAATCTTCAAGCCAAGAAGCTTCAAGCCCTCAGCGCGTTGCTCAACCCAATCTTTACGGCTATCTAAATCGGACCTGATGCCACGCAATAGATCCTCAGAAATCCTCGAAAGTTCTGACTGGTCTATGTCATCGACAAGATTATCAAACCATCCAGTATTGCGTTTAGTTTCGTTTTCCTCAATTGGGCGGCCATCAAGCGAAATAGTTATGCTTCCATCGCCATGTTCAATTTTAATCACATTACCGCGATCATCAATTTCAGGGACATCATCACCATTATCTTCTTCAATAATGATTTCGCTTTCACCAAGCAGTTCGGCTGGCGTTGCATCATTGTTGCCAAGACGCATATTTTGAATAAGACCGGGAACTGCCATAAGAACCTCAATGTAATTGATTTAGGTCGAGTTTTTCCATCTCGTCCACAAACCGCCGCATACCTTCTTGAGCTGCAAGTGTATCAGATTTTGCTTCAATGGTATAGAGACGGCGATAATCGAAAGGTTCTTCCCCCCAAACCTCAACCATAAATTGTTTAAGGCCATTATTCAGGGTTTTATTATTTACCTGATCAACAATTGATTTGCATAATACGCGTCTCATAATTCCCCCAAATTACTGTCCCGTTCGCCGTGAGCTGTTAAGCACGACTGGCCTTAGATGCAGGCACTAATTTGTATCCCGCCACGGAAGCACACAGCGGTAATTGTTTATATCAGGCTTTTCCGCGAATGCGAGTATAATGAAGCTTTAAATCAGCCAATTCTTTTTTAAGGCGATCATATTCATATTGAAGCAGGCTGGCTTCAACTTCTAAGACATCATATTCACTGCGATGAACCCACGCCTTCATAGTTTTTTTAGCTGAAGGATTAGCTTTAAGAAGCTCTAATTCATCAAGTGCTTTTTGAAGTTGTTTATCATAATCTTTTGAAAAGACTAATTTAATTCTATTCCACATGACAAACCTCAAATAGGATACAAGGGAGGCGGGGCTTTCCCTTTATGGTGCATGGATGAAGCAATTTCATCGGCATGTTCATCGGCCCTAATTAACATCCCACTATCACGCAAATGCTTTATAGCCATTGAGACAGTATCAACAATATCGTCTCGTTTTCCTTTGGGGAAAGAAGCAACTTGATCAATAGTCTTTTGAGCAAATGCCTTATCAGGCGCATAAACTATCTTATCAGCAAAGATATGCTGAACAGCATATAGGCGAGCATATTTATTCATATATGCCTGCGGATTGACTTCCTGAACCGCAAAATTGGCCCCAGAAAGCAATCGCCTGATTTCCTGAACCACGGACTTTCCAGCGGCCTTTCCTTCTATAAGAAGGCGGTCAACTTTGTTAAGTTTAGCCGTTTCAATGATCTTCTGCACCAATTCATGGAATTCAAGTCTGTCTGACCAAGCATCCATGAGCATAACGCGTGGGGCCATCCTGTCATGCCGAGACCAAACATTTTCAATAATTGCACCATTTTTACCAATTATTTTTGTAATATTGCTCTCTGACATTTGCGTAAAAACGCCCCAAACTGTCATGGCGCTTTCATCATTGGCCGAGTCCTCAGTGTAAGCTGTATCAATTGCAGCAACGATATAATCCATTGGCGGATACGTCTTGCCCTCGAACAGCTGCCACCATTCTTCTTTTATGATTTCACCTTCCTTAACGCGTGGACGTTGTTGAAGCTGTCCAGCTGCAATAGTCGGGCCCATTGTCTTTTCAAGGCGTTCGATTTCAGGTTCACCAAATCTCGCAGGCCAAAGCAGTTCGCCTTCCTTTAACCGCCAATCAGTCCACGGCTCTTCATCTGGGCCATAAATGAAATTGAATGTCCTGCGATCTTGTTCGAAACGCATGGGCAAACAAAGGTGAACCCACTCGTCTGGGTTATTCTCAAGCAAGTGGCCCGTTAAATCGTTCACGGCCAGTCTTTGCTGAACAATAATGATCACACCCTTTTTAGAATTGTTAAGGCGTGTTGAAACCGCATTGTCATACCAGTCAAGAACTTCCGTGATCTTGGCTTCAGAGAAAGCTTCAGAGGCGCTGTTAGCATCGTCAATGATGATGATGTTACCGCCTTCACCAGTTGTGGCTGCGCCCACTGATGTTGCAAGTCTAGATCCCTTTTGATCAGTATCGAACCGCCCTTTGGCTGATTGATCGCCCATGATCTGGAACCGATCACCCCAATGAGACTGATACCATTCAGATTGAATCAAACGGCGCATCTTTAAGTTATCGCGCAAACTGAGCTGCTTGGCAAATGAAGCCGTCAGGAATGCAACGCCGGGACCGCTAACAACGGACCATGTTTCAGGAGGCTGCGCCCAAACCCATGCGGGAAACAGCACAGAAATGACTGAGCTTTTGCCCATGCGTGGTGGGACATTAACAATAAGGCGTTTAATTCTTCCCCTTACGCAAGCCTCTAAATGCTCGCATATTGCCCAGATAGGTTCGCCTTCAACAAAGGGAGTTGGATCGCAATATTTCCAACCCAGCTTTACAAACGTGTATAAGCTTTTTTCACAAGCGGCTTTCTCCACCATCTTTTTAAGCGTGGCTTTATCATATTTTGAGAAATCAATAAGAGCGTTCATGCTGCCTTGATATTCCTGCGTGGTTCTAAAGTGCAAAACCTTTCGCCATTTTCATCAGTCCAAATCTCAAGCTTCATACCATACTTGTGACGGCTGTCAGGCGTATAGACAAGATCGCCATTAGGCATTTCATAGCAATAGCCAGATTGATTATCGAGAACTTTACGGCGCAGCCATCCAAAACTGTAATATGGCGCAGTTCCAATAAACTTATTCTTCGTCCTCATCATAGTCCTCAACATCATCAGATCTTGCCAAGACTTCCTGAAGCTCGATTAGCGTATTCTTATCGAGGACGGATAATTCGCCTGCCAAGTTAACTTCAGTTTTAATTGGGCCACCATTTGGCCCAGAGATCTCAACTTTGCTTGCATCTTTCCAACCGCCTTGAGTTTTCAAGAATAAGGCAGCCGCCACCATATTATTGGGGCGGTCGCTTTTAGCTACCATAGCGACATTCTTGGCAATATCATAAATTACCTGAGATCGACCAGTTTCTAGCTCTTTCTCAAAGTATTTACGCAAAGTTTCTTGGGATATTTCCAATATTTTGCCAATTTGGTCATTTGTGATGCCAAAAGCAGCCATATTGCGAACTTCTGTCCGCTGCTGATCGGTCGGAGAATAAGGAGGACGACCTCCTTTATTCCTTACTTTCTCTTCAGACACAGAAACCCCCACAGATCAAAGATAAACCTATCCCTTATTTATAGGTGTTTTCTTCCGTTTTGTCGAGGTATTAGACTTAGCTTTAGGCTTTGCTTTAGCCTTATCAAGGTTTTTCCTTTTCTCAATTATATTTTCTTTAGCTTCCTTTAATCTTATTTCCAATGATTCCTGAAATTTTATTGTTGCAGTCATGACCCTGATATTTTCAACTATCTCATCAATGACCTTATCTATCGTATGATCATAACAGCACTGGGCTATCAAATGGGATGCCGTTGTTGTTAAGGCGCACAAAGCTAATCGTACATCCTTTTTGTCGCATAC